GAGCGTTGACAGCGAAGCGGATAACGTGCTACGACATGCTATAGGCGAACTTGAACACGTAGTTATCGTCGGGTACGACAAGGACGGTAACGAATTCTACGCGTCTAACATAGCCGACGGCGCTAACGCTCTATGGCATTTACAGCGCGGTATTCATAATCTAATGTCAATCGTAGATAAGGAACCAGAAGAATGAAGATAGGCACACCCGAACACTTGACACGCGTACTAGGCGAAAGCCAAGGCTACCAACCCCTGCCCGTAGCGGACGTTCCGTTAGCGGACGGTACGCCGTGCATGTTTACAGTATGGCACCCTACGCCGGACGAACTTAAAGCGTTGAATGCGGGCGGGCACATAACGCTAGGCATATTGGGCGTAGACCATCCACCGGTTATGCTGTACGTATCCGACGAAAACGGGGAACACGTACCCGACGGCGGTTTAGGTTGACCTACCGCGAAGAACAACCCGTACCGAACCCGTGCGACGTGCCGCCTAAGTCCGTGCCTGATAAGCCGGATAAAGACGACATGCGCCACAACATAGACAAAGCAGAAAAGGAACTTGATATGCGAAGTAATTTAGTAGACATTGACGTAAAGTTAATACACGAAACCGAAGACGCTTACCTTGTGTGTTACGACGAAGACAAACCGAACGTATGGGTTCCTAAGTCACAGTCTGAATACGAAGAAGGCGTGCTAACCGTTAGCCAATGGTTAGCCGAAGAAAAGGGAATGGTATAATGCTACCCGACGAACTGGCAAAGACTGACACCGAACATGCGCACCAACGCGCCTTTTTCCAATGGATCAACTTTGCGTCGCGCTACGGATTTGGGGCCGCGCACAAGATTTGCACAGGGACCGCTATAACGCGCCTGTACAACTGTGACGCGACGCCCTTGCCCGAGCTAGCCCTTATGCACGCAATCCCTAACGGCGGATACCGTCGCGGGTCCGAAGCGTCCAAGCTAAAGGCCGAAGGCGTAAAGGCTGGCGTACTTGACACGTTTCTACCCGTACCTAAGCCGTTCAAGTTCCCCGACCCGGATACAGGGCAAGACGGCTTCGGCATGTACGCAGGGTTGTACGTAGAGTTCAAGGAACCCAAACGACGCAACCACACAGAAGGCGGCATGTCGGACACGCAAATAGAGTTTGCCGAAGCCGTACGACACCAAGGCTATTGCGCACGCGTAGCGTATACATGGCGCGAGGCTGCTAACGTAGTTATGTTGTATTATGGGGTTGACACGCGCTTTGAAGCCGCGTAATAACTACGTAGACAAACGAAAGGTAACAAAATGTTCACAGGATTTAAGTCCGGCGGGGTTGTAGACCCAACGCCCCGACACGCGGATGGAACGATAGACAACGGGTACAGCTTTGACCACGGCCCGGTAGCCGTAATGCACCCGCCCGGTACGTTTGAATGCCCGGACTGGCCCGAATGTCAGTGCCCCGACGGCACGTTTAAGCTAGAGTGCCCGGCCCTAGGCACCATGTACGCAGATCGCGGGCAGCGCCGCAGCGTGTGGCCCCGCATAGCCGGTTACGCGCTGTGTGGTGTTCTGCTAGCCGCCCTACTGTGGGTAATGTATCATTCGATTACCTTGCCTATTGTATACGAAAGCTATACTACTGGTAACTGCGTACGGGTAGACGACGTGCGGGGCGTCTATACGTGCGATAACATGCCCCGCAAATTTCACCACCAATGGGTTAACTGAAAGGCCACACCATGACCAAAACGAAGACAGACGGCAAAGCCACCAAAACAACCGACGTATCAGCGACGACAAGCGCAGACCCTACGCTGCTTACCACGTTTCGCGTACACTTTCGTAAAACGGACAGCGACGAAGCGCACAAAATGGACGTAGACGCCCGCAACGTTGGCGAAGCGCACGACGCCGTACGCAAAGCGCACCAAACCGAAGACGTACGCGTGTTTATCGACAAAGTTAAGGTCGTAGGTGCAGACGACAAATAATTGTCGTAGGTACTTGACGTAGGCCGTGTACGTTGCTATATCTGTGTCAACACAACGCAGATAGGAGTTAACAGCATGGCCTACGAATTTGACACAACCGTACTTGGCGGTTTACCCGTTACAATCGAATTCGATACTACGGGCTACGATAACCGTGATTGCGGCGGCGGCATTGACGACGTAGACGACTGGTCGATTGTTGCCGTAGGGGGTAAAACGTGCAAACGTTCCCCACACTGGATTACAAACAAACTAACAAGCGACGACGAAAGCCGCATTATAGAAGAATGCTACGAACACAAAGGGGGCTGGTAACGTGATTAAACTTATTGTCACTGTATGCGCGTTAGTTGGGGCACAAGCGGGCGAGTGCGTAACAGAGGAAACCGAAGTAGACAGTATGCAAATGTGCGTGCTAGCCGAAGCGTTAACGTTAGCTGCGTCGAAACGACAAGAACCACCACAAGCGACGTACGAAATACAATGCGTAGTTATGCAGTAGAGGGTTGACACGTTCCCTACGCGCTATTAATGTATACGTGTCATAACGACGAACCAACCTTGAAAGGTAGAACCATGACCAAACTTAGCAAAGGCCAAGCTGATAAGCTGGCAAACATCGTTGCCGCAACGAATACCGAAGCAGGCATGTGCTACATGACCGAAAAAAGCGTACAAGTTCTTGTTGACGCCGGTTTCGTAGAATGCAATATTGCAATGACGAACCCCGACGACGCAAAACAAGTCGCGGTTCGGGCAACACCAACCGGCATGGCCTACGATCCTGTAGAGCAAGCCCAACCCGAAGGAACTGAACCAATGGAAACTCCCGCAACTGCTTTCGCAATCGAAGACGGCGTTAAAATCCCTGCAATCAAACGCACGGGTTCCGCGACTTCCGTGTACCCGTTTGACGCCTTGGCCGTCGGTCAATCGTTTTTCGTGCCTGCAACCGAAGAAATGCCGAACCCCGGCAAGTCGCTTGCTTCGACCGTTTCCAGCGCGTCCAAGCGCTATGCGACCGAAAACGGTACACGCACGATCAACCGTCGCAACAAAGAAAGCGGCGAAATGGAACAAGTCGAAGTGCCAGCGTACGACTACGAACGTAAGTTCATGGTGCGCAGCGTCGAAGAAGACGGCGTAAAAGGTGCCCGCGTCTGGCGCGTCGAAGTCGAAGCCGACGACGAAGAATAAGCCCTATCCATTGGGTTTACAAGGGGTCGCACTGGAAACGGTGCGGCCCCTTTCTTTGTTGTGGATTGCGTGCTATAAGTTGCTTGTGTTCAACATAACCGTTAGGTATCGACATGCACTTATCAGCACGCGACGTACAACGACTACTAACAGCCGCCGGGTACTATAGCGCCGGTATTGACGGCGACATAGGGCCGAAGTCCCTAGAAGCCATTGACAAAGTAATATTGAATAACGCTACGAAGGTGCCTAGCCGCATGAATGACCGGCGACGCATTATCGCAGCGGCGCAGTTGATCCTTGACGCAGCCGGGTTTGAGCCGGGACCGATTGACGGGTACAGCGGGCACAACACCTACGAAGCGTTCAACGCGTGGTCGTACGAACGTGAACACGGTAAGCGTGAAATTATCCGCCCGGATACCGACGACTTGCTTGACGAACCCGCCGACGGGCACAAGTCCGTACCTTCGTCAACGTGGCCGCGTCAACGCGAAACGACTTCGTTCTACGGGGCTGTGGGCACGAACCAAACGCGCATTAAACTACCGTACGCTATGCCGCTTGCTTGGAACACTAAGCAAAAGGTTACGTCAATGATGTGCCACGAACGCGTAGCGGACGCTATGACCGGTATATTCGAACGTACGCTAGACCATTACGGGCTAGCCCGCGTAAAGGCACTTAAACTAGATCAATTCGGCGGGTGCTTGAACGTGCGTAAAATGCGCGGCGGGTCCGCATACTCTATGCACAGTTGGGGCATTGCTGTGGACCTTGACCCGGCGAACAATCGCTTGCGTTGGGGCCGTGATCGGGCTAAGTTCGCGCACGCAGACTACAACGCGTTTTGGCGCATTGTCGAAGACGCCGGGGCTATCAGCTTAGGCCGCTTGCGCAACTTCGATTGGATGCACTTTCAATTCGCACGCCTGTAGGCTGGCGATCAATCGCGCCACGGCGCACAACCTAGGAGTAGAACCCATGAAATACCTTTACGCGGCCCTGTGTGCCGTTCTGGCGTTCTTGCTTGTCCCTGTGGCGGCAATGGCGCAAACCGAAGGCGGCGGCGACGTTGGCGGCTGGCTGGCAATCTTTGAGGCCTTGCCGGGCTGGCTTGTTGCCATTACGTCTGTTGTCACGGCTGCGACGGCCATTACGGCCTTGACGCCGACCAAGACCGACGACGCGATTGTTAACGCAATCCTACGCGTGTTGAATGTGCTTGCCGGTAACGTCGGTAAGAACACCAACGCCGACGACCTTTAGGTAAGCCTATGTCTTGGCTTGCTTTACTTAAGGCGGTCCTAGGTTTCGCCCGCACGTTGACTTCTTACATGAACACTAAGAAGTTAATGGACGCGGGCGAAGCTAAGGCAATCGCCCGACAACTGGAAAGTTCCTTACATGCTGTTGAACGCGCCCGTAAAGCCCGTACTATCGCTGTTGCTGATTTTGACGCTAACGGCGTGCGCGACGACGACCCCAATCTACGCGACTAAGTACGCAATTGATAGTCGTGACGTGTGTACGTCGTTTGAAGCTATCACGTTTTCGCGTTCGGATACGCAAGAAACTACACGACAAGTAGTAGGGCACAACGCCGCCTATACAAATTTTTGTGCTTCCCCACACTCTGTAGTTGATCGGCGTCAGGTTTGTGTTATCTTTGAGCAAATCACCTATTCGCGGTTGGATACGCGAATAACAAGCAGAAACATAATAGGACACAATGCGGCGTATAACGCGCTATGTCAATCAACGTAGGGGCGCGTTATGGTAGTAGACTGGTCGGTATTAATTGGGTTCGCGGGGCTTATAGTAGTTATCGTAGGCGGGGTTATAGCGCGTGACAGGGCGATTACTAACATGATCCACACCAACCACGAAGAAACCGCCAAATCAATTAAAGAAGGTGACGACGGATTGCACGAACGTATCAACAGAACGCGCGACGATCTGTCTAACCACTACGTTAAACGTACGGACCTAGACGGGCACCTACAGCGTATCGAAAAAGGCGTATCCGAAATGCGTACCGAAATGCGCGAAGAACGCCGGGATACGAACAACCGGCTAGATGCGGTACTAGCCGCCATATCCAACGGCACTAAATCTAGTTGATTGCGCGGCGTTTATCGCATATGTTAGTGCGATAGGAGTAACGCAGCAATGACCGCCGACGACACCAACGACAAACAGCTATACGCCCATGCCCTGCTAAAGCATCCCGACGACCCGTACAAGGCGGCGTTGATGGTTGTAGGCGGCGATCTGGCACGCGGGCTTGTCATGTCGCGCGAATGGCCGCAAGACCCCGAAGTAATCGAATACCGGGCCATGGCGCTAGCCGACAAAGGCGAAGACGCCTTTTTACCTAGCAAGGCCGACGTTGTACGCGCGATATGGGACAAGGCCGAAAAGTGCCGCGACCCGGACGTAGCCTTTAAGGGTTACAAGATGGTAGCCGACATAATGGGCTACGTCGAAAAGCCGGGTACTACTATCAACAATAACACGCTTGTTGACCAACGTAAGGTTATGGTCGTTACCGACCACGGCACCGACGAAGAATGGGAAGCGAAGCTACTTAAGCAACAGGCGGCACTTACCCATGACGGCGCACGATCCGCAATTAATTGAACAAAGCCTAACTAAAGCCAAGCTAAAAGAACTTGGCTACGGTACAGTATGGGAACCTATACCCGGTACGTCGCAGGAACTAGCGCTAGACACACGTTGCCACCATACGCTTTACCACGGCGCACGCGGACCCGGTAAGACGATTACGCAACTTATGCGCTTCCGGTCCCGTGTGGGCAAGGGCTATGGTGCGTTCTGGCGTGGTATCATATTCGACCGTGAATTTAAGAACCTTGCCGACTTGGTTGCGCAGTCTAAACGCTTCTTTCTACAGTTTGGCGACGGCGCTAAGTTCTTGTCGGGTGCGTCCGAATATAAATGGGTTTGGCCTACAGGCGAAGAACTGTTGTTTAGACACGCTAAGAAGCCGTCCGACTACGACAACTTCCACGGCCACGAATACCCGTTTATCGGTTGGAACGAATTAACAAAATACCCTACGTCGGAATTGTACGACAAATTAATGTCTACTAACCGTTCGTCGTTTAGCCCGGAACGTGATACGCCTAAACGCATAGGCCATAACGGCGGACCCGCGTTAGACGACGACGGGGCACAGCTATATGACACTATGGACGGCAAGCCGCTACCGCGTATTCCGTTGGAAGTATTCAGCACGACTAACCCTAACGGGCCGGGGCACAATTGGGTTAAAATACGGTTTATTACGCCAGCCAAGAACGGGCAAGTTGTGCGTACCGAAGTGCCCGTGTTTAACCCACAGACACAGCAAGACGACGTTGTAGTAAAGACGCAGGTGGCTATATTCGGTAGCTACCGCGAAAACATATACTTGCCGCCTGAATACGTAGCCGAACTAGAACAAATACGCGACCCCAACTTACGGGCCGCATGGTTGCAAGGATCATGGGACGTTAACGCAGGCGGTGCCTTTGACGATCTATTTGACAGTAGCATACACGTATTACCGCGTTTCAAAGTGCCCGAAGAATGGCGCGTAGATCGGTCGTTTGATTGGGGTTCGTCACACCCGTTTAGCGTAGGTTGGTGGGCCGAAGCCAACGGCGAAGAAGTCGAACTACCGGACGGGCGCACGTTCTGCCCGCCACGCGGTACGCTTATACAGGTAGCCGAATGGTACGGCGCGGTTGCGTCTTCGTCTAACGGTGGTGCCCCGGCGTTCGGCACCAACCAAGGGCTTAAGACTTCTGCGCCTGATATTGCCGAAGGAATACGCGACAAAGAAATAGACCTTATGGCGCGTGAATACTTCGCTAAGCAGCCCGCGCCCGGCCCCGCTGATAACCAGATACGCGACGTACGCGAAAGTGACGTAGATACTATCGAAAAGAAAATGTCCGATAAGGGCATACGTTGGACAAAATCGGATAAGTCAAAGGGTTCGCGCAAGAATGGGTTTCAGCTATTGCGCGATAGGCTAGAAGCGTCTATAAAAGGCGAAGGTGCGGGCATCTACTTTATGACCAACTGCGTAGCCTCTATAACGTTGATACCGGCACTACCGCGCGACGAAGACGACTTAGACGACGTAGACACCGACGCAGAAGACCACGCCTACGATATGGTGCGCTACCGCGTGCTAGCAGGTAGCAACAGAAACGCGACAACTATTAAGGTTACGCACGCAAGATAGGGGCTTATTATGGCTACAGGACCGATAACGGGCAGTACGTCCGCCGTACAACAGAAGCGTAGGGAACTACGCGATTGCGAAACGGACTACAGGCTTATTAACGATTGTGTTGCCGGTCAACGCGCCGTAAAGAAACGCGGCACAGTTTACCTACCCGCGCCGAACCCCGACGACGAAAGCGACGAAAACGTAGCACGCTACGACGCATACCGCACCCGCGCGGTGTTCTACAGCGTTACGCAGCGTACGTTAAGCGGCTTGGTTGGTGAAGTGTTCGCGCGTGATCCGGTCGAAGAAGTGCCCACAAGCCTAGACATTGTTAGCGAAGACGCCGACGGGTCCGGGCTTACGCTTACACAGCTTGCTAAGCGGGCTTGCCGGTATACGCTATCGGCTGGACGTGCTGGCGTGCTTGCTGATTATCCAGCCGTCGAAGACGGGGTAACTAAAGCGGACGTAGAAAGCGGCGACGTACAGCCTACGCTTACGATCTACGACGCTCTTAGTATTATCAATTGGCGCACGAAGAAGTACAAGGCCAAGACGTACCTTACGTTAGTTGTGCTAGAAGAAAAGTACGACGACGAAGACGACGGCTTTAGCGTAACTAAGAAAGTGCAATACCGTGTACTGCGTCTTGTCGAAGGTGTATACACGGTCGAAGTGTGGCGCGACGGTGCGGTGCATATCGAACAAAACGTACCACAGGACGCACAGGGCAACCCGTTTAACGAAATACCCTTTACGTTTATCGGGTCGGAAAACAACGACGCAGAAATTGACCTACCGCCTATGCTGGCCTTGGCCGACATTAACGTAGCGCACTACCGCAATAGTGCAGACTACGAAGAAGGCGTGTACATGACGGGCCAGCCTACGCCAGTGTTCGCGGGGCTAACCGAAGATTGGGTTAAAAACGTCATGGACGGCCAAGTAAGGTTAGGGTCGCGTGGTGGCGTTATGCTACCGCAAGGCGGGTCGGCGGACCTTCTGCAAATGGAAGCTAACACAGCCGCTAGCGAAGCCATGGACAAGAAAGAGCGGCAAATGGTCGCGCTAGGTGCTAAGCTGGTAGAGCAAAAAGAAGTTCAACGCACAGCGACCGAAGCCAACATAGAAAACAACGGCGAAACGTCGGTACTTGCGGACGTAGCTAAGAACGTATCGGCGGCTATCAAATTTGGCCTAGAAATGTGCGCCCGGTTTAGCGGCGACGAAGGGGCCGAAATTGTATACGAACTTAACACCGACTACAGCATTGCACGTATGTCGTCACAGGAACGTATGCAAACTATGTCAGAATGGCAGTCCGGTCTACTAACATTTAGTGAAGCACGGGCGGCGCTGCGCAAAGCCGGGGTAGCAACGCTAGACGACGAAGAAGCCAAAGACGAAATAGAAGCCGACGACTTTACGGTTAACCCTAACGACCTGATTAAGAAGGCCGAAGACGACCCCGAAGACGACGACAATACGGACGAAGACGACCCCGAAGACAACCCGGACAAGTAAGCTATGACCGTATCGTTAGTTGACGCATTCACAAGGCACCAAGTCTATTTAGAGGGGTACAAGGACGGCTTAGACGGCCGGCTTGACCCCGTGCTTATGGACATGTACGAAGAACTACAGGCCGCGCTTGTGGCCGCACGGTTCGACAAGCTAAACGAACTAACGCGCAATCGGCTTAACAAGCTGATACGCACCGTACAGCAACTACAGCTACGACGTAACGACAAGTTCCGGGCGGACATGCTTAAGGAACTGCGTACGTTCGCCAGCGCCGACGCCGTACTTAACCGCAACATAATGCAGCATATCGAAGGCAAGACCGTAGAAGAAGCCTACGAAGCTAAAGACGGCTTGCCCCTGTTAGGTCTACTGGCCCTACGCCGCAACCGCCAAGGACGCGCCCGCCTGTGGGCACTGGTATCTACGTCGATTGACCCCGCTAGCGGCCTTACGCCGGGCAACCTGATTAAGCAGTATACCGATTTTCTGGCGCGTAACGTGCGCGATCTTATCCGACGCGGACACGCGAACGGTTGGACGGTAAAGCAGATCATGGCCGAAATATTCGGCACGCCTAGCCGACGGTTTAGGGACGGCTTTATAGCCCGCGCACGTCGGGCCGGTTCGTCAATGATACACACCGCAATACAGCACGTATCTAGCGTCGTACAAGCGGGCGTAGCTTCGGTCTTCTATCGTAACTACGAATGGGTTGCCGTGCTTGACGCGAACACGTCAAAGATATGTCGTATACGCGACGGGCAAATATACGAATACCGTAAGGGGCCGCTACCCCCGGCACACTTCCGTTGCCGGTCGCGGGCGGTGCCTGTGCGCAAAGGTGCGTCGTACGCTGGCGTGCCCGATACGTTCTACGGTTGGTTGCGGCTACAGCCCGCCGCCGTGCAAAACGACTTCGTAGGCGCGACCCTTGCGGGCGGGCTGCGTAGCGGTCGTGTTAATTCCGAAGGATTAGGCCGTTTCCGTACGCGTAAACAGTTGACCCTAGAAGAATTTTTAGCTAAGTTCAATCTGATAATCATAACGTAGGGCGGTGCCCTACATAACATAGGATGGTAGTACCATGGCACTTAAGCGCAAAATCGACAAAGCAACCTTCGACAAACTGTCTAAAGACCTACAGGCCGAATACGTCGAAAAAGACGGCGAATACGTACTTGACCTTGACGGCGGTAACGACGACGACACGGGCGCTTTGCGTCGTGCAAAAGACCGGGCTGTACAGGAACGTAAGGACGCCGAAAAACGCGCCAAAGAAGCCGAAACGAAACTAGCCGAACTTGACGACAACGACGCCCGCAAATCCGGCGACATTGAAAAGCTAGAAAAGTCTTGGAAGGACAAGTTAGAGGCGCAGAAGACCGAAAGCGACAAAGCTATTGCGGCTAAAGATACGTTCATTTCTACTACGTTGGTAGACAGTGTTGCAAGTTCCATGGCTGCGAAAATATCTACGTCGCCCGCTTTGATCCTTCCCCACATTAAGGCACGGCTACAGGCCGACCTTACCGGCGATACCCCGGCGACGAAATACCTTGACGCTTCCGGCAACCCGACTACCGCCGAAGCCTTGGAAAAAGAATTCGTTGACAACAAAGATTTTGCCTCTATTATCGTGGCAAGTAAGGCCAAGGGCGGCGGTGCCCCCGACAAAGGCCAACAGCGACTAGGCGGTGCCTCGCAACAAACCGACGACGGCAAACCAGTTTCGCTAGCTTCCCTATCCGGTAAAGACCTAGCGGCGGAAATTGCCGCCCGTAAAGAAGCTAACGAAGCCAACGCAGACTAGGAGCGACTACCATGGCACTATCAGACCTTTCAGTATTTTCGGAATACGCGTATAGCGCGGCTACCGAAGTGCTAATGCAGCAAATCGAACTTTTCAACGCAGCTTCGCGTAATACTATCGTGTTGACCACCAAGGCCAACCAAGGCGATTACAGCGACGAAGCGTTTTGGAAGAAAATCAACGGCCTTGTACGTCGGCGTAACGCCTACGGTTCGGGCGCGGTTACTTCTGTGACCCTTGAACACTTGCTTGACACAAGCGTTAAGGTCGCAGCCGGTACGCCGCCCGTGCAAATGCCGCCTTCGCAATTCCGGTGGATACAGCGTAGTCCCGAAGAAGCGGGCGCGGTCGTAGGCCAACAGCTTGCAATCGACATGCTTGCCGACATGCTTAACACGGGCATTATCGCAGGGCGTACGGCGTTGTCGCAGGTTGCCGCCGTGAACTTCGACGGTACGGGTGAAACGATTACGACCATGAACCCGAAGCAGCTTAACAACGGTTCCCGTTTGTTTGGCGACCAATCGCAGGCCGTCGTTGCTTGGATCATGCACAGCACGCCTATTCACGACTTCTACGGCAACGCAATCGACAACCAAAACCGGTTGTTCGAATACGGCACCGTAAACGTTGTATCCGACCCTATGGGCCGTGTGTTCGTCGTATCTGATAGCCCCGGCCTTGTGACCACGGGCACGCCCGATACGTATCACACTATGGGACTTGTCGGCGGCGCGATTGTCGTAGAGCAAAACGACGACTTTGACGACAACATGGACACTACGAACGGCGACGAAAACATTCAACGTTCGTACCAAGCCGAATGGTCGTACAATACCGGCGTCAAAGGTTTCGCATGGGATAAAACGAACGGGGGCAAGTCGCCTACCGACGCGGCCCTTGCAACTGCGACGAATTGGGACAAGTACGCGACCGACAACAAATCGCTTGCCGGGGTTATTGTAGACACCCGCTAAGGGCGCTACAGATGGCAGGGGGCAGTAGGGGCGGCGGCGCATGTCGTCGCCCCTTTTCACAGGAACAACAGAAGACCAACCATAGGAGTAAGAACCATGTACCCGCGAATTCTCTTTTTCATTAACGGCGTAGCGCCGTCGCTTGACGAACAACTTGCAGCCGACCAACTGGCACCGTGTCGCGTGTCTTTCCGTAACGCTAACTTCGTGCCCGAAACCGGCGCACTAGAAGCGTGTGACGGCGTGTTTGGCGACGCAACACCTAAACGCTACAAAGAAGCGTACAAGCCCGCCGAAGACGCTATTAAGGCGTTTGTCGAAAAGCGCGAAGCCGAACACAAGGGCAAGGCACAAGCCGCCGAACAAGCTAAGCAGAAGGTAGCCGACCGTGTTGCCGACGAAGCCGACGCCAAGGCGAAGAAGGCCGACGAAGAAGCCGAAAAGGCGGACAAGGCCAAGAAAGCAGCCGCCAAGCTGGCTAAAGACAAGGCCGACGCTGCGAAGGCACAGAAGGCCAAAGCCGAAGAAGCCGCAAAGGCCGAACCGGCGGACGCTGCGCCAACTGTAGAGGCCGCGCAAAAAGCGCAAGCCGCTTGGACCGGTAACGGCGACGCAACTTAAGGGGTTACTGCAATGGCACTTATCGTAGAGGACGGCACAGGCGTTACCGGCGCTAATTCGTACGCTGATTTAGCTACGATACGCGCCTACGCAGAAGCCCGGCAAGTTACGCTACCGGCGGACCCCAACCTAGAAGCCATGGTGTTTAAGGGCATGGACTACCTAGAAGGGAAAAAGCTAGGGCTATTGTCCCTATCGTGGCCGCTAGACGACGACAAGTTGTGCAACAAAGTACCGCTCGCCGAAACGTTGGCCCGGTTGCAACAGGGGCTAGCCCAACTGTGCATGGAACAACAGGCGGGCGTTGATCTAGCGCCTACCCGCACCGACGCGTTCGTTGTCGAAGAAACCGTAGGGCCGCTTACTACGAAGTATTCGACCAACCACGGCGGCGGACCCGGCGCAGAACCGGACATGCTAACCGTAGACAACCTGCTTAAGCCGTTGATTGCAGCGTGTGGGCAGGTTGGCCTATTCACTACGTTAAGGGTTTGATATGGGAACGCTCGACCGCCAAATAGCTTCGGCTAAGCGACTTATCGCTAAGAACGGTCGTACGTGCGTATGGCGTGCGTTGGATAACGACGCCCCGGCGGACGCCGATAAGCCTTGGATTAAGGGCGCGGAAACTACCGACGATAACACGGTTAAAATTGTGTTCTTGCCTGATACGCGTACTAACTTGGCGTTCCTGCAAACCTTGACAGACGAAGCTATTAACGTAGGCGACGATTACGGGCTTATGGCCGCTGTTGACTTCGTGCCCACAAAGCGGGCCGAAATATACGACGAAACCGGCGCTACGCTGTTGCGCGGAATTAAATCCGTTGACCCGCTAGCGCCTAATGGGGAAGTGATCTTGTATACGCTTCGGTTCACGGTGGCGACATGACTACGTATAGCGACGCGATAGATAGCATGTACGGTACGTTCAAAACCGCATGGGATAACGGGGCAAGCCTGATTATTGGGTACGTTCCCGTCGTAGAGTACGACGAACCCGACGAAGAAGACCGGGCACCGCTTGACAAGGCGTTTGCACGTTTGGCCGTTCGCAACCTTAACGAGGGGTTGCTAGCTATGGGCAACTGCGAAGGCTACACGAAGCTGTACGAAACTGTAGGCGTTCTTGTCGTACAAGTGTTCGTGCCGAAGAAAGACAACAACGGCGTAGTTACGGGTCGGGCGCTTGCTGTCTTGGTTCGTGACGCTTACCGCGCCGCTGGCGTCAACGGCGAAGTGTGGTTTAAGAACGCCACCATACGCGAACAAACGCCGGGTAAACGGTGGCGTCAATTCAATATAAACGTCGAATACGACTTTACGGAAACAACATAAACTAGGAGTAGATACCATGCCAGCCGTAAGAAAGACTATTAACAGCAATGTTACAGGCGTAGCCGTAACCGAAGAAACCGAACCTAAGGTACTGCCCGCGTCCCCTATTTGGTACGACCGGCCTGTACTAAGTTATGCGGACTTAGGCGGCGAAATTTCATACGTAGCCGACGATAGCATTAACAATTCGCGGCAAAACCAACGCGGGTTGCCCGTTGGTATCGAAGCCGGGGGCGGGTACAATCTTATCATGCGTAACGGGCTTACCCGCGATATGCAGGGGTTTTTCTTCGCAGATGCGCACGAAAAACTAGACACGCGCCCACTTAACGGGGTGGCCGTACCCATTACCAGCGTAGCCGTAAGCGGGGACTATAACGCCGCGTCCGGTTTGTCGGTGTTTCCAGCTAACGCTATCGTATTAGCGTCGGGGTTCACTAACGAGGCTAATAACGTAGTGTCGGTCGTTACCGGGGCTACAGCTACGACTTTGACAACAGACGGGGCTACTGTTGTTGAAGCGTCGCCGCCCGCCGCCGCGCGGCTACAACAAGTGGGCTACGCTTTTGGTTCGGGCGACCTGTCCCTTACAGTGGCCGGGGGTTTAGCCACCCTAACGAGTGCGGCGGGCGGTTGGTTTAACCTAGACCTACAAGTAGGCGAGTGGGTGTTTATCGGCGGCGATAACGCTACCGAACGGTTTGCTAGCGGCTACGGGTACGGTCGCGTGTCTGCCAAATCAAGCACCGAACTGGTTATTGACGAAATTGCGTGGATTGGCACCGTAGCCACGGACGCGGGGGCGGGTAAAACCGTTAAAGTGTACGTTGGTACGTATATCCGCAACGAAAAAGATCCGACTTTGATTAAGTGTCGTACGTACCAAGTTGAACGCACGCTAGGTAGCGACGACGACGGCGTACAATCCGAGTACCTAACCGGGGCACTTGAAAACGAATTGTCGCTTAACGTTCCGCTTAAAGAGCGGCACACGGCGGATTTTACATACTTGGCCTTGGATAACGAACAACGCACAGGACTAGAGGGCGTTAAGTCCGGTACACACGAAGCGATACCGGATCAGAAGTTATACAATACCACATCTAGCGTATTCCGTTTGCGCATGTCACTACTCGACGCTACTACGCTTGCGCCGTCTGATTTATTCGCCTACGCGTCCGACGCTACGTTTACCATCAACAACAACGCCAGCGTGACCGAAGCTATCGGGGTGTTCGGCGGCTTCGATATAACTGTGGGTAACTTCACGGTTGGGGGCGCAGTAACCGCGTACTTTACTACCGTAGAAAGTATTAAAGCTATTCGGGACAACAAAGACGTTGGCTTTAACGCTATCTTGGCCCAAGCCAATAAAGGGCTTGTCTACGACATTCCTTTGCTTGGGGTTAGTGGTGGTAAACTAAACGTAGAAAAAGACGCGGCAATCACCGTTCCGCTAGAGAATTTCGGCGCGGAAAACCCTAACGGCTATACCATGTCGTACACGTCGTTCGACTACCTGCCAACGGTTGCAATGCCAGCCGCATAACGCTAATATAGGGGCCGGGAAACCGGCCCCTATCAACACGAACCAAGGATTAGAACCATGACACTTAAAAAGAAGTTTAAGACAGACACAGCCGCCGCGAACGAAGGCGTTTGGTTTGACTACGAAGACGCCCCAAACGACGACGGTACAGTGCCCGGCTTTAGGCTGGCTCGTAAGACAAGCCAAAACAAGGCGTACGGCAAAGCTATGCGCGAATTCACCAAGGAACACACGACCGACGAAGGCGTTGTAGACATGGCGTCGTTGCCCGAAAGCGAAGCCGAAGCGGTCGAACTTGGTATTTTCACCGAGGCCCTGTTGCTGGATTGGCGCAACTTTCAGCCCGACGAAGACGGCAAAGAAGTTAAGTACAGCAAAGAAGAAGCCGTACGCGTGTTTGGCGACCCGGATTGGTCGGACCTGTATAAAGACCTTGCCGTTAAGTGCGGCAAGTCTTCGGCGTACAAGGCCAAGCAACGCAAGGCCGAAGCAAAAAACTAATAACGGCGCTTTTACACGACACCGACACAGCCCCGGAAGTCGAAAGCGCCATTATACAGCAAATAAAACGGTTCGGCGGTCAAACGCCGGATCGTATAACTAACAAGCCTAAGTTAGCGTCTGGATTAATATTTTTCTTCGACGCGTTTTACGACCTAGATACGGAACGTTCTTTAGCTGATATGAACCCTATCCCATGGTCAAAGATAAAAGACTACGGCGAGTACCACGGGCTAGGCGAAGAAGGAATTAACGACCTACTGTACCTAATCCGCGAAGCAGACAACGCTTACTTACGCCGCGTAGGCGAAAAGCGAAAGCGGGGGTAACATGGAAACGTTAAAAGGGCTAGCCGCCCGTATGAACAAACTAGCAGACGATATAGAAGAAGACGTTAGCGACGACGCGGTAAGCGTCGCGCTAACTATTGTCGGTTCGTTGGCGTTCGACACGCCTGTAGACGTGTCTACGGCGCTATCCGGCTGGCAAATCGGGCTAGGTTCCCCTGTACCCATACGTCGCCCGGCATTCTTTCCCGGCGAAAAGGGCACGACGTTTAAGGCTAGCGCACAAGCTACGGTAGCCGACGCACGGGAAGCCTTGCTAGCAAAGACCCCCGGACAGCCTATATACATTTCGAACTTAGAGCCCTATATTCGAAGACTAAATGCGGGGTATTCTAAGCAGTCCCCCGGTGCGTTCATTGAACTAGCAGTAATGCGCGGTCGGGAACACTTAAGGGCAAAACGCGGGGGTAGGCCATGACCGATAGAGTAGATATTGTCGTTACCGATAAGGTATCGCCAGAACCGGCGAAAAAGCTACGGGCGATTGCATCCGAAGCCCTCAAAGCTGATAGCGCGGTAGATCGGCTTAAGGCGTCGATTGCACAAGTTGACGCTACGGCGCTTACGCGTCTGGCAAACGCGTCGGCTAAACTGACCAATGCACAGGCACGAGAGGTTAGCGCGACGGCACGGCTTGAAAATGCCCGCGCTCGTATGGTCGGGGAAACAAACAGGGCTGCGTTGTCTTCGCAGCGATTGGCTACAGAACAATCCCGCACCGAAGCGGCCACAGAACGGGCCACAGCCGCCGCCAGCCGGGCAAGGTCGGCCCTGATAGCAGAAGAAGCCGCCAGCATTCGCCTAGCCGCCGCCAAGAGCCGCGAAGCGGCTGCACAGAACACAGCGGCCACGGCGGCGGGTCGGGCGGCTGTGGCTTCGCGTGGCGCGGCCCGTTCGGCCCGTCAATCGGCTGCGCAGACACAAAACCTAATATTTCAGGTGCAGGACGTTGTTGTAGGGCTAGGATCGGGCCAGAAGCCCCTTACGGTGCTGTTACAGCAGGGTACGCAGATTGCCGGGGCGTTCGGGCCGGGCACAGGCGTTACGGGCATCCTTAAGGGCGTAGTGCGGGCTATCGGTGCCATGGTTGCGCCGTTCCTTCCGGTTATCGCCGTCGTAGGCGTAGTTGCCGCCGGGTTCGGTATTTTGACTAATGAAATAGCCGGTACGACCGACGTAGCTGTAGGGTTTGGCGACGTAGTTAAGGCTTCGTTCCAGCTTGCCGCCGAAAGTATCGGACAATTCCTAGCCCCCGCTATTTCAGCTATCGGGCCGTATTTCACAGCCGCGTACAACTTTGTTATCGAAGCGACCAAAACCGTAGTCAATGGTATTCTTGGTGCCTTTGTGGGCACATACAACGCTATTAAGGGTTTATGGGGCGAGGAATTCCCAATCATATTCGAAGCCGGGTGGAAAACGGCCTTTAACGCGTACCTTGACGGCGTACAGACGCTTACCCGTGGCCTTATTACTTTGTTCGCGGATCAAGTCAACGGTATCGTAGGTTTGTTTGCAGGAGGTTACAACGCTATTATCAACGTATGGGGACTTATGCCCGCCGCGTTCGAACGGTTCGGCGCGTTGGCTATGAACGCACTTATAACCGTAGTTGAAACGGGCGTGCGTGGTATTATCAGCGCACTTGACAGTGTGCTTACGTTTATTGGTAGCGCCGCCGAATTAGTCGGAGCCGAAAATCCATTCGCTAACTTGCTGGACCCGTCGAATATCAACCTAGACGAATACCGCCGTGCCGTAGCGCCGGTAGGTCCGGGTATTGCTGAAACGATTACTAGCAGTTTTACCGACGCGTTCAACCGTGACTACGCTACTGGAATTCGTGACGCAATCGACCTTACCCCATTTAGACAAGAGATTAGCGCCGAAGCACAAGGCGCGGCTACGATAATTGAAAATGCGTATAGTGACGCGTTTTCTACGGACTTCGCAGGCGGTGCTTTTAACGCTATCCGTGAACGATCTATACAGCTTGCCCGCGAACGTATTGCAGCGGAAAACGAGGGGGAAGGCGCAACAGGCCGGGGCAACGCGCAACTGTCAACAAAGCAAAAACTGCTTAATGACATTCTTAAACCGTTGGTTGATTACCGCGAAAACAGCGCAGCTTTGAACGAACTGTTAGCCGAAGGGGCGATTACATTAGGCCAATACAACCAAGCGTTGTCGTCGTTGTCTCTGGTAGCGAGTTTGCGCGATCTTGACGCGGGGCTAACAGGTACACCGTTTGCGCAACAAGCAGAAATAGACGAAATACGCATTGCAGAACAAGAACGGCTAAACATAGTACAACAAGCGCTAGAGGCGAGAATATTAAGCGAAGAAGAAGCCGCCGCTCGCGTGGTAGCGATCAACAGGCAAGCCGCCGAAGACCAACGCGCCGCATGGGCGGCTAGTCAATCGTTGATACTAACCGGTGCGTCGAATACGTTTGGCGAATTAGCGGAAAGTGTTAAAGGTTTTGCCGGTGAACAAAGCGCCGCGTACAAAATACTATTCGCAACGTCTAAAGCGTTTGCCATTGCCGACAGTATTATAAAAATACAACAAGGCATAGCTAGTGCGTTAGCGTTGCCGTTTCCGGCTAACATTCCGGCTATAGCTAGTGTGGTCGCCGCCGGGGCTAATATTATATCGTCTATCCAGTCGGTCGCCGGTATCGGCTTCGAACAAGGCGGGTATACGGGCAATGTTGGAACTAAGCAGGTTGCCGGTGTAGTACACGGCCAAGAATACGTAATGAACGCCCAAACGGTACGGCGCGTAGGGGTGCCCACACTGGACGCTATGCAAAGTGGTGCGCCCGCACCGGCGTATCGTGATAACGGTTCTACCCCGGTTAACGTAGGACTAAGCGTTAGCATACAAAACCACGGAACCAGTAAAGATTTTGACGTACAACAAATAGACGAAAATAGGGTAATTGTGATTGCACGCGACGTAGCGAAACAGGTGGTGCGTGACGACGCGCCTAGCGTTGTATCCGCAGATATAGGCAACCCTAACGGTAGAACGTCTAAAGCGTTGTCACAAAACACAACGGCACAGAGAAGGCGATAATATGGCTACGCTAAGTATACCCCCGGATAAAGCAGGATACACTCC